GTCTTGAGGGTGGGGCGCGTATACCCTCCTAGATCACGCGCGTTTACCTCTAACTTGGAGAATCCAAATGTCACTACAGCCAGTAGCACCGACTCCTTTTGACCCAGGCAACTGGGGTGAGATCGTTGATATCAAGACGATACAGCGTACGCCAGTCCCCGTTCAGGGGCCAGAGACTTGGCGACCATTCCCGCAGCACCAGTATGTGGAGATGATCGAGCAAGCATTCAGCCGCCATGGTTTTGTCCATAGCGAGCCCGTTCACTACCGCGCAAAGTCGCGAGATAACGGAAAAATCAAGGACCTGCCCGAGTTCGGGCGATTCCTAAGCCTGTATGGCATCGCCCACCCCAACCTTCCCGAAGTGGCCGGAACCTCTTGGGAGTTCGGTGGCGTAAACAGTTACGACATGTCGAAGTCCGTCCAAGGGGGTCTCGGAAACAGAGTATCCGTCTGCTCCAACGGTCAAATGATGGGCGCATCTCATGCGTTTAAGCGCAAGCACACTGTCGGAATCAATAGAGATCGTGATGACCACTTCGAGATGATCTACAATCTCGTTGATTCAGCCGTCCGTGGACTGTTTCAACAGGCTGAGAAGCAAGCAGCCCGTATCCATACGCTCAAAGACATCGGGTGCGAGGACACTGACGCTCGGTGGGTCATCATCGAAGCCGCCAAAGAGGGGGTCATCGGTGCTGCTCAGACTATGAAGGTCTTGAAGCATTGGGAGGAGCCTGAGCACCCCGAGTTCAAGGACCGTAGCGCGTGGTCACTTCTAAATGCTTTCACAAGCAACGACCGTGGGCGGAATATTATGACCCAGGGCTCGCGTTTTGAGAGACTGAACGGTATCATGGGCAGTAGATTCAACGAAATCGCTCAAAGCGTCACTGTTGAGTCGGCTACTGACTTCTAGATTCTCTAGTATACCCGGTCCCCCGCCTGTCAGGTTCTTCTTCATCTTTCTTCTTCCCTGGCAGGCGTGGGGGCCATTTTTATTGACGGGGGGTCGGCATGAACGACAAGCAACGTCGTCTAGATGCTGAAATGTTGGACCTGGGCAAGAAAAGGTACCAACACAAGGTCAAGAGGTCTAGGGAGACCTCTTTAGAGTCCACAACTCCAGTGGGGCAGTACCTTCTTTCCGAGGCAATCAGTGCTATGCACGATTCCCTCTCACGATGGCTCGACACAGCCTCGCAGTCTCCCGGCAAGAGACACAAATCACATGAGTATCTAATACAACTACCTCCCAAAGTTGTCGCGGCACTTGTGTGCAAAGCGGTGCTAGATGGGATAAGTATTGAAAGAAAAATAGCCAGTCTTTCAGTCATGGTAGGAAGGCTATTAGAGGATGAACTAAGGTTCCGAGAACTCAAAAGCAATCACCCTGCGCTGTGGCAACAAATCCACAGAAGCCTTGATAAACTAAAGTCTCAGAAGACTAAGTCCAAGTTTATCAACAAGACAGTCAGGTGGCACGACATCGTCTTGCCTTCGTGGGACCGTAAAGTCGCAGCATCTGTGGGTCTGACGTGCATTGAACTAATGCGTCAGTCTACAGGTATCGTAGAAATCTACACTCGTAGAGACGCTAAGGGCAAGAGCTACACAAGCCTCCGCCCAACAGAAGAACTCTCAAAGTGGATTTCCCAAGCTCACGAATACAATGAGCATCTCTCCCCTGTATGGCTCCCTACAGTCGTCACTCCCATGGAGTGGACTAATCCATACATCGGAGGGTATCCTTCCGAGTCATTTAGAAGGAAGCCTTTAGTGAAGACGTATGATTCAAAGTATCTAGAAGAGCTTGCACAGATGGATATTCCATTTGTCTACAATGCTGTAAACATTATCCAGAATACTGGATATGTGGTGGACAGTCAGCTAAAAGGACTTTTGCATCACTGCTGGGACAAGAGTCTACCAGTAGGCGGGCTTCCTCCTATCGAGGACGAGCCCATGCCTCCTAAGCCTTCTGATATTGACACAAATCAGGAGTCGAGGCGCTCTTGGCGTAAAGCTGCTGCACGCACTCACTTTGACAACGAAAGGCTCAAGTCTAAGCGTCTTCAAGTTATGAAGACTATAAACTTAGCTGAGAAGTTTAAAGATCAGTCAATCTACTTCCCTGTCTCTTTAGACTTCAGAGGCAGAGTTTATCCAGTTCCTTACTTTCTACAACCACAAGGACCTGAGTGGGCCAAGTCTCTACTGTCTTTTGAAGAAAGTCAGCAGATGACAGAAAGCGGCAGAATGTGGCTATACTCCCATACTGCATCTAGATGGGGACTAGACAAGAAGCCTTACATTGAAAGGATCAAGTGGGTAGAGGATAACCTGTCTCTTGTCCGTCGTATCGGCAAAGACCCGCTCTCTGAGATGGCGTGGACGGACGCTGACGAGCCCTGGGCTTTCGCCAGAGCGTGCATGGAGGTATCCAGGATGCATGAGCAGGGGCAGTCATTCAGGACCAATCTGCCTGTCAGCATGGACGCCACGAACCAGGGGCTCCAGATCTACTCCATGATCCTCAAGGACCCTGTAGCCGCTCTGGCTACTAACGTCACACCGCATGACATTCCCCAGGATGTCTACCAACAGGTGGCTGACCGAGTCCGCAAGAAGCTCTTCGAGGACAACAACGAATACGGGTCCAAGTGGTTGACGTTCGGCATTGACCGGAAGACGACCAAGAGGCAGACAATGACCCTCTGCTACGGCTCTACTTTCTTCTCATGTCGTACGTATACGGCTGAGTGGTTCTACGAGCAGGTCAAGGCGGGTCGCACAAGCCCTTTTGGGGACGAGACTTACAGGCCGTGTAATTACTTGGCTGAGCTAATCTGGGCAAGCATCGGTGAAGTAGTGCAGTCAGCACAGGTTGGTATGGACTGGCTGAGGGCCGCAGCCTCCCTATTCGTCCAGAATGAGGTCATCCCAAGGTGGACGACTCCACTAGGGTTTCCTGTTAAAATGCATTACGAGAACACTAACCCATACACGATCAAAACTATGGTCGGTGGGACACTGCGTCAGCATCGTCTCCGTATACCAAACGGACAGACGAACAGTCGCAAAACAGTCAACGCCATCTGTCCTAACTGGATCCACAGCCTCGACGGCGCAGGGGGTCTGCTAGGGCACTCCATGAACCTCGCTGAGAGTAACGGCATACAGTCGGTCATGACAATCCATGATTCGATCGGTGTTCTGGCTACTCAAGCCGAGTTGATGCACGCAAGTGTAAGGGAAGCAACTGCCGATCTATTCGATGAGCATGACCAGCTACAGAATCTGGCCGACCAGCTTGCAATCCAATTACCCTCCGGTGTATCATTGCCGAGCCTGCCCAACCGTGGGCGGCTCAACATTTCCGAAGTGCTTAGAAGTAAGTACTACTTTAACTAGAGAGAGAGCTATGAAGAAGCGTCACGTTCGTTTTACGACCCCCGTAGGAACGGCCCTTTGGCCGCACCTCAATGAGCCCGATACTAAGTTTGACAAGGACGGCTCATACAGCGTCAATCTGATTCTGGACAAGCAGGAGACCGAGACTATTAAGTCTAAGTTGTCAGACATTCTCAAGGAGTTTATGTCCAGTGGACAAAGCAAGTCCAACAAGAAGGCTAACCTCCCAATCAAGGAGGACAAGGATCAAGACGGCAAGCCCACCGGCATGTATCAGATCAAGTTCAAGTTGAAGGCTGTAGGCCAGTCGAGGGGAGAGCGTTGGGAGCAGCGTCCTGCACTTTTCGACAGCCAAGGACAGCCACTGTCCGAGCAAATCGGAAACGGGTCGAAGATCAAGGTGGGAGCAGAGGTTGTGCCTTACAGTACAGCCATGGCTGGAACAGGAGTATCTCTTCGACTGAAAGCTGTTCAAGTGATTGAGCTTTCCTCAAACACTAGTGACACTTTCGATTCGTGGTCTTTCTCGAAGGAAGAGGGCTTTACTACCAGTGGCGAGCAACAAGACTCGGAAGAGGTCGAAGAGGGCGACGGTCCCTTCGACTTCTGAGATTCGCGTCCGTCGAGAGGGCAACCTCTGGCGGCTGTGGATTGACATAGTTCCCGTCCCCGCCTCAAGACCCAGGTTTTCGAGGTGGGGCGGGCCATACTATGGAAAGCGCTATACTGCCTTTAGACAACAGATGGCAGTGTTACTGGATCAGACGGAACTGCCGGTCGAGTTCCCTCTGAGTGGCGATCTTGAGGCTTACGTCGTGTTTGGCGTAGTCAAGCCCAAGACAAGTAAGAGGACAAGTCCTAGGGGAGACATCGACAACTACTTCAAGACACTTGATGTGTTCAATGGCATCGTATGGAAAGACGATGATCAGCTAGTGGGCGCACGTATGCAGAAGGAGTTTGCTGATTCTCCCTGTATTTACTTAGAGGTATATGGAGTTTCTCAGACACGAGCCCTGCCCGAGATGTGGGAGCAAAGATAACTTAGCTCGATACTCTGACGGACACGGCTATTGCTTTGGATGTGAGTATTACCAAAGGGGCGAGAACGAGCCCTATGTTCAAAAGGAGAAAGAAGTGACTGACTTGATTGAGTATGATGTTTCCAGTCTTCCTAAGAGGGGATTGGATGAAGAGACGTGTAAGAAGTGGAAGTACGGAGTAGGGACTTACAACGGACGGCCAGTTCAGGTAGCTAATTACTGTAACGAGCAGGGTTCAGTCGTAGCTCAGAAGCTAAGGTTTCAAGACAAGACGTTTAGGTGGGTAGGCAAGCCTGACAAGGCCGGTCTGTATGGGTCACATCTGTGGCGAGACGGCGGCAAGATGGTCACCATTACTGAGGGCGAGATCGACGCGCTGAGCCTCTCGCAGTGCTTCAACCTCAAGTGGCCTGTAGTATCTATCCCGAACGGAGCCAAGTCGGCCTCCAAAATTGTAGCCAGAAATCTTGAGTGGCTAGAGTCCTTTGAAACCGTCGTCCTCTGTTTCGACCAAGATGCTCAAGGCAGGGCAGCGGCGATCGAGGCTGCTCAACAGTTGAGCCCAGGCAAAGTCAAGATTGTATCTAGCCTGCCAAGAAAAGATGCTAACGAGTGCATCCTCAACGGGGAGGTAAGGGAGCTTGTAGATGCCATCTACGGGGCCAAGAGCTACAGGCCAGATGGTGTGGTTCCTGGAGAAGAAGTATGGGAGATGATCATCAAGAAGGATGTTCGTCGATCAATCCCGTATCCGTGGGACGGCCTCAACAAGAAGCTGTTTGGCATGCGTAGCGGTGAGCTTGTCACCCTCACAGCAGGCACAGGCATCGGTAAGAGCAGCATCACTAGAGAGCTTGCTTACTACCTCATCAAACAAGGTGAGAAGGTTGGCTATATCGCTCTAGAAGAGAGTATCCGTAAGACCTCTGAGAACATCATGGGTCTGGAGCTTAACGTGCCTCCACACTTCTGGGAAGAGCGAGAGATTACGGACGAGTCTAAGAGGATGGCGTTTGACGCTACAGTAGGCGGCGGCAATCTTGTTTTATACGATCACTGGGGATCAATCGATCCGTCCAATCTACTCAGCAGAGTTCGCTACATGGCTAGGGCTATGGAGTGTCGCTACGTTGTGTTGGATCACCTCAGCATTGTGGTCAGCGCCTTGGAGGACGGTGATGAGCGACGTATGATTGACAACGTCATGACGAAGCTCAGGTCTCTGTGCGAGGAGACTGGTATTCACTTGATTCTAGTTTCTCACCTCCGCAGGCCGGAGGGAAGATCACACGAGGAAGGCGGAACAACCAGTCTGTCCCAGCTTAGGGGCAGTCATGCTATCGCCCAGTTGTCTGACGCTGTGATCGGTTGTGAAAGAAACCAGCAAGACGAGAGCACCAGCAACTTGATGTCCATGCGTGTTCTAAAGAATCGCTACTCAGGACATACTGGAGTCGCAACAACTCTTGATTACGAGATTCAAACTGGACGTTTGTCAGAGTGGATCGCTCCAGAGACTGTAGATGTTCCAGGGAGCACTAGCTGATGAATACAGTTATATTCGACATTGAGACGAACACGATCTCAGACTTTCGGACCCTGCTCGGTCTAAAGACTATTCACTGCATTGCTATCTCAGAAAACGGACAGGATCCTGAGATACTGCCTACAGAGGAGGCTCTGGAGAGACTTCGTCTAGCTGACGTAATCGTCGGACATAACATCCAGAGCTTTGACTTACGTGCGATCCGGCGACTATATCCGTCGTGGAGTCCTGGGGGTTTGGTCAGGGACACTCTGGTCTTAGCTCGAATGCTGTGGCCCGACATTGGCGATGAGGACTACGCTCGTATTCCTGATTTCCCGTCTAAGCTAGCAGGCAAGCACAGTCTCAAAGCGTGGGGTATTCGCCTAGGGATACTGAAGGGAAGCTTTGCCGAGGAGGGTTCTTGGGATGAGTTCACTCCAGAGATGGCGGAGTATTGCAAGCAGGACGTTAGGGTCACACAGGCGCTGTGGCAGAGGATCGAAAAGGAGGATCCTCCCATATCCCCTGTAGTTCGGGAGCACGACTTCGCGGAAATCATCTCTCAACAAGAGAGAAACGGGTTCGCTTTCAACGTAGACGCCGCTAATCGACTGCACGCTGACTTGCTGGTCGAGAAGGACAGGCTGAAGCGTCAGCTAGAGTCGTTGTTCCCTGCTGAAGTAGTTAAGATGAAGACTCCTGCTTACTACACCAACCCGCTAACAGGTCAGCGTTTTGAGAGAAAGAAGGACGCTCCTGCATCTGCTCGGATTGCACTGATTGCCGGGCCTGCTAAGGAAAAGCATATACCGTTCAACCCAGGTTCTAGAGATCAGATTGCTAAGGGACTCAAAGACCGGCACGGTTGGGATCCAGTAGTCTTCACAGACACAGGAAAACCAAAGGTTGATGAGGCTGTCCTCAAGGAACTCGACTACCCTGAGGCCAAGTTAATGGTAGAGTATCTCACGGTAGTAAAGCGCCTTGGTCAGGTGGCTGACGGAGGGGCTGCGTGGATTAGTCTGGAGAAGAATGGGCGGATCTATGGCCGTGTGAACCCCTGCGGGGCGGTAACGGGTCGATGCACCCATAGTGGCCCGAACGTCGCCCAGGTGCCCCGTGTGGGCGCTCCGTGGGGCGACAGGTGCCGAGCCCTGTTTACGGTTCCCCGAGGATACCGTCTGGTCGGTGTGGACGCCAGCCAGTTGGAGCTACGCTGCTTAGCGCACTACACTCACCAGTTTGATGGAGGGACATACACCAAGGAGATCCTAGACGGGGATATCCACACTACCAACCAGGAGGCTGCGGGTTTACCTACCCGTGATCAGGCCAAGACGTTCATATATGCTCTCTGTTATGGGGCGGGAGATGCCAAGATTGGTAAGATCTTAGGCGGAGGTAAAGAGCAGGGCAGGCAGATGAAGGACACTTTCTTCACTCGCATGCCCGCTCTAAAGAAAGTTCTTGACGGGATTAAATACAAGCTCCAGAATAACGACCACTTAATTGGCATTGACGGTCGAAAGCTTCGTATTCGTTCAGAGCATTCGGCGTTAAACACGCTCCTCCAATCTGCTGGGGCTATTGCGATGAAGGAAGCAACCTGCGTTCTTCATCATCACCTAAGAAGCCGTGGCTATACTCCCAAGGAAGTGATGCAAGTTGCTCATATCCACGACGAGATACAGCTACAGGTTCGCGAGGACTTGGCGGATGACATCGGTAAACTTGCAGTCAACTCCATCATACACGCTGGATCCCTTCTTGGGTTCCGGTGCCCCCTCGACGGAGAGTATCGAGTTGGCTTCAATTGGGCAGAGACTCACTGAGTTAGCTTGGGCAGGCGGTCTCATAGACGGGGAGGGCTGTGTCACGATTAGCTCTGGCTCTGTCCGTCTTGATGTCCAGTCTACATCTCGCTCCACTATACAGAAGCTCTTCGACTTGTTTGGGGGCTCTTGTATAGTGGAATCGCGTCGCACTAAAATGGGCAGACCCGTTTTTAGGTGGTATTTAAATGGAAAAAAGGCTAAAAATATCTTACGCAAGCTCTCCCACTATATGGTTGAAAAGAAAAGGCAGGCCGAGCTTGCTGTTTCCTACTCTAATTTTCCGCCTAATTCAGCTATGAGAGAATCAGTTGAACGGCGCATTAAACAGCTAAAGAGGGTTGTGTGAGCGACTTACGTTTTACGGCTACTGAAGAAATGATTACAGAGCTTCAGAAGCGTTTTGATGAGATGATCTTTTTGGGGGCTGCTCAGAAGACTCAGAAGACTGAGGACATGACTATCTCTTACTCGGGATCTTACCACGCATGCGTAGGCTTGGTAGAGATTGCTAGAACAGCTATGAAAGGAGGAGGATATGCTGATGAAGAAGACTGCTCTGATTGACGGAGACGTTGTCCTATACGAGGTCACGGCCTCATGCGAACAGGCGTGGGACTGGGGCGACGATCTGTGGACGCTCCACAGCGACTTCAAAGAAGCTCGTCAAAAGTTTGACTGCTGGGTTGCTGACCTCATCAAACTACTAGATGTAGATAAAGCTGTCATTGCGCTATCTGACAAGAAAAACTGGCGCAAAGATGTTCTTCCTTCTTACAAGGCAAACAGAAAAGGAAAGAGAAAGCCGTTGACATTCCCGTCACTAAGGGAATATGTTCTAAAGGTATATGAGTGCGCTCACTTTCCTCGGCTAGAAGCAGACGACGTTCTGGGCATCATGGCTACTGACGAGTCTCGTATGTCGATTGATACAGTAGTAACTATTGACAAAGATCTGAAAACAGTCCCAGGTCACCACTTTAACCCTAATCATCCCGAGGACGGAGTTGTTGAGGTTAGTTTAGAACAAGCAAACTTCAATCATTTAATGCAGGCTCTGGCTGGTGACCCTGTTGACGGGTATCCAGGGTGCCCAGGGATCGGACCCGTAAGAGCGGAAAGAATCCTTAAAGAAGATCCTAGTTGGGATAAAGTAGTTAAAATGTATGAATCAAAATCCCTATCCCGCTCAGACGCTCTAGTTCAAGCGAGGGTAGCCAGGATCTTGAGGCATGGAGAGTATGATTCAGTTACAGAAGAAGTAAAACTTTGGAGCCCCGATGAATAGAGAACAGTTGCTTTCAATCCACGATAGTCTTTGTGCCCATGCGTGGAGTCTGATGAAGAGAAAAAACCATGACTACAGCGGAGGCAAAGACGACAACCAAGCATTTCTAAACTTTACTAGAGTAGAAAGCCTAGGAATTACAGATACTACAACTGGATTTCTAGTCAGAATGACAGACAAGATGTCCAGGTTAATTACTTTTGCAAAAAATGGAAGGTTTGAAGTTGCGGACGAGGCTTTAAAAGACACTGTTACTGATCTAATTAATTACAGCATCTTGCTTTACGCTTACAATACTGAGAAAACGGCTGACTATACGGAATGACTGAAAACAAAGACAAAGAAATTCCATTTCCTCACATTCCTGAGGACCTACTAAAAGAATTAAACCGTAGATTTCCAGAATCTTGTGCAGACCTTGAATGGGATCACAAGCAGATTTGGTTTGTTTCTGGACAGCGGGCTGTAGTTCGTTTTTTAAATCATCTTTTTATTGAACAAAATCAAAATGCCCTGAGCTAGGGCAGGAGACTGTTATGTGCATGCGATCGCCTAAGATTACGATGCCTCCTCCTCCCCCAGATCCAGTGCCACCCCCTCCTCCTCCCGAGCCCGTCATCCTCACTCCGCCGCCGGTTCTTCCAGCATCTTCTCCTCAAAAGAAGAAACAGGCTCGGCCCACCACTAAGGCGCGACAGCGCCGACAGGCATCTGGGGGAATCACGGGTAAGCGTAAGTTTACGATCCCCCTCAGCGGCATGTCTACAGCAAGCGGGTCAGGGGTTAACTACTAATGAATACCGGAGAAGTAGCCGCTCTTTATCAAAAGTGCGAGTCGCAAAGATCTCCTTACTTAATGAGGGGTCGAGACAGTTCTCGAATTACTATTCCTACCATCTTAACTGATGAGGGAAACCAGTCAGCGAGTAAGTATCCGACTCCTTACCAGTCAGTGGGCGCTAGGGGGGTCAACAACCTCAGTTCTGCCCTCCTCCTCTCATTGCTCCCCCCTAACGCCCCTTTTTTCCGCCTCGTACTGAACGAGGAAGAGAAAAAGAAGTTAGAGCAGTTAGGACCTCAAGTAAACACGGAGATTGAAAAATCCCTGTCAAGAATTGAGCATTCTGTTGCACGGGAAATTGAAGTCAACAATATCCGCGTAGCGACCTTCGAGGCCCTTCGGCATCTCGTCGTAACGGGCAACGCCCTTCTATACATGCCTGATGAAGGCTCTATGCGGGTTATTCATCTAGATCGCTACATCGTAAAACGCGACCCAATGGGTAATGCTCAGTGCATTATCATGAAGGAGACGGTAGCACCGGCAATGCTCCCCGAAAGCGTCAGGTCTTATGTAGAGTCCGATCTAGCTGAGTATGAGGATACAGTAGACTTGTTCACAAAGCAACAAGTCATGCCCGATGGAAAAGTAGAAGTTAAACAAGAAGTTAGGGGGCAAATCATTAAGGAGACTGTGCAGACCTTCCCGGAGTCTCGCTCTCCCTTTATTGCTCTTAGAATGACCCGTGTAGACGGAGAAGACTACGGACGCGGATACGTGGAGCAGTATTACGGGGACTTGCAAAGCCTTGAAGGATTGACAAGGTCCATCGTAGAAGGGGCCGCAGCGTCGGCTAAAGTTTTGTTCCTCGTCAATCCTAACGGAACTACCAGGGCTCGGACCCTGTCGGAGTCCCCAAATGGTGCAATTAGAGAAGGCAGCGCGGCAGATATCAGCGTTCTTCAGACTCAGAAGGGGGCTGACTTCCAAGTGGCTCTTAGTGCAATGCAGCAGATCCAGGATCGGCTTTCGTTTGCATTCCTTCTTACCGAGTCCACAATCCGTCAGGCAGAGCGAGTTACCGCCGAAGAAGTCCGACTCGTCACTCAGTCAATCGAAAGACAGCTTGGAGGAATCTACTCAGTTCTGAGTCAGGAGTTCCAACTTCCTCTTGTTCATAGGGTCATGGACAGGATGGAGAAAAAGGGTGAGCTTCCTAAGATTCCTAGAGACAAGATTACTCCAGCTATTGTGACTGGTATCGAAGCACTGGGCAGAGGAAACGACCTAAATAGGCTGGATATCTATTTGACAGGAATTGCTCAGGTATTGGGGCCGGAAGCTATTGGCAGGTTTGTCAATATCCGTGAGTATATGAACCGTAGAGCTTCTGCTCTAGGTATTGATACTGAAAATCTAGTAAGATCCGAGGAGGAACTTGCTGAAATGGAGCAGCAACAGCAGCAATCTATGCTGGCTCAACAAGCAGGACCGCAGGCTATGCAGGCTATTCAACAAGCTATGCAGCCACAACAAGAGGCAGAAACTGAATAATGTCAGATTATCAAAAAGTAGAAATTGTTAAGGAAGAGTCTCAAGCATTTACTGAGGACGACATCCAAAAAGTTGAAGCACAAGAACAGTCACAAGAGGAGTCGCCTGAAGAGTTCCAAGAGGAACGTCCTGAATGGCTTCCCGAGAAGTTCGACTCCCCAGAAGAACTGGCGAAGGCGTATTCGGAACTCCAGTCCAACTTCACTCAACAGCGCCAGAGTCGGTCGAATGAGGCAGACGCTGAGCAGCCTGAAGAGGGCGAAGTCTTTGACTTTACGCGATACAGTGACGAGTTTGCCGAGAACGGAGACCTCAGCGATGACTCGATTGAGGCTATCGAAGCTCAGGGCATTCCGCGAGAAATGATCGACGGTTACATCGCCGGTCAACAAGCTCTACTAGACGCTCAGTTTAATTCAATCTACAGCGAAGTAGGAGGCGAAGACGCCTACAACGACATGATTGAATGGGCGGGCGATAACTTGTCCGAAGGCGAGCAAAACGCATTTAACCGAGCTATTATGGAAGGCACTGATGACGACATGATGTTCGCCATCCGTGGTCTTGCTATGCGCTACGGGTCTCAAGGAGGCGGTGCTCAGCCGCTTGTTCAGGGAAGCACCGCACCTTCGGGTGCATCTGGAGGGTTCAAGTCGCTAGCCGAACTTACTGCTGCGATGAAAGACCCGCGTTACAACAAGGATCCTGCTTACCGTAAGCAGATCGAAACCCGACTTTCTGTATCTAATATTCTCTAATGGCTAAGAAACGCTCTAGTCTCAAGGTAGGCAAAAAGAAGCCTACTCCAACTAAACCTGCTCTATGGGCAAAGGCAAAGGCTGAGGCCAAGCGCAAGTTTAAGGTATACCCGTCTGCCTACGCTAATGGGTATGCGGCTAAGCGTTACAAGGCTATGGGTGGAGGCTGGCGATGAAAAAGAAACAAAACAAACTAACTCCCCGTCAACAGCAGACGATGAAGAAGCACTCCAAGCATCACAGTCCTAAGCACATGAAGATGATGGAGCGGCTTATGATCAAAGGCTCTAGCTTCTCTGCTGCTCACAAAGTAGCTATGAAGAAGGCAGGAAAGTAATGGCTTACAAGGGCGGTTTGCGTAAGTGGTTCAAGGAAGACTGGCGAGACATTAAGACGGGCAAAGCCTGTGGTCGCAAGTCTGCTAAGGACTCAAGCCGTCCCTATCCCGCATGCCGACCCAAGGCTGTAGCAGATCGCATGAGCAAGTCCGAAAAGCGCAGTGCTGCAAGTAAGAAGACTAGCTCTAAGAGATACTCTGGCTACTCTGTCACAGCAGGCGGCAGGCGACGTAGGCGGCTAGCAATTAAGAAAAAATAATGCGATACTTTCTACTTATTACTCTACCCTTTCTGTTTTGTTCTTGTGGTGTCTTTGATTCAGGCCAAGTTGAGCTTGCTATGCAAGTCATTGAGCAGATGGAAATCAAAGATACTATTACGGCTCAACAAGCTGAAGCTCTACGACAGGCTTTGGCGACTAATACGGGAGAACCCTGGTATTATCAGCTTGGCCGAGTTGCTATCGAAGTGGCTCTTGCAGTTGCTGGCGTGCGTATTTGGCGCGGCCCTGCTGCTGGTGCTGCTGAGCGAGTTGCTCGCGCTGCTATGAAGAACCGGGTCACTCCTGCTTAATGAACCACTGGCCCCTCACGGGGCCTACTGGACGATGGCGATGTCGAGGAACTACAACTTCGGCCCGCTGCGGTGGATAACTGAGTAACTCTTGGTTACCGAGACTAGGCCATCAAAACCTTTTCTTTTTAACCAATCCCAAAACATCCTTAATAGGAGTTACTTAGAATGTCTCTTGACAATAATGTCTCACGGCTTGGTCAATCGAACCTCACTGGTGACGTTGACGCGCTGTTCCTGAAGGTCTTCAGTGGTGAAGTTCTCACTACGTTTGAAGAGAACAACATCATGATGCCGCTCCACCGGGTGCGGACGATCAGCAGTGGTAAGACAGCGCAATTTCCGACCACTGGCGTCGCGGAAGCCAAGTACCACACTCCTGGTGAGTCGTTGTTCGGTAACGAATACGATTCGGGCAACACTGATCCGGCCTACCTGTCGCGTATTAAGCACGCAGAGCGGACGATCAGCATTGACGGTGTGCTCACGGCTTCGGCGTTCCTGGCTGACATCGATGAAGCAAAGAACCACTACGAGGTTCGGAGCATCTACTCGACTGAAATCGGTCGTCAGTTGGCTTACCACGCTGACCGTGCCATCATGCACACGTTCATTGCTGGTGCGCGGGCTACTTCGGATCGCTTCACTGCATCGGGTGGATCTTGGTCTGCGGGCAACAAGTACCTGGGCGCGGAAGTCTTGATGGCTCAAACCGCGAACGCGGCTGCTGCTAGCGGATCTGAGCTTGTTGCTGACAATGTCACTCTTGACCTTGACGGCAATTCGACGGCTGTGGCTGTTACTGGCGAAAACATCGTTAAGGGCCTGTTTACGGTTGCTCGACTGATGGACGAAAAGAACGTAGCCCAAGCGGGCCGTTACTGCGTCCTGAACCCGACCAACTACTACAAGCTCGTCAACGAGGATAAGGATGTCATCAACCGTGACTTTGGCAACGACGGTAACGGCTCGCTGGCCCAAGGCAACATTGTCTCGGTCGCGGGTATCAGTATCCTGAAGTCGAACCACGTCCCGAACACTAACCTCGCGGGGTCGCTGTTCGACGATGCGGCGATCAACAACAACCCGTTCAACTCGGCGGGCACGGCGGGTTACTCTGCTGACTTCACCGGGACGGAAGGCGTCGTCTTCCAGACTGAAGGTGTCGGCACCGTCAAGTTGATGGATCTCGCCATGGAGTCGGAATACTTCATGGAGCGCCTCGGCACGATGATGATGGCGAAGTACGCGATGGGTCACGGCATCCTTCGTGAAGAGTGCTGCTACACTCTTAAGACGGCCCAGGGTGGCTAATCTAGCTACGGGTGCCCCGGTCTAACTGGGGCACCCACCCACATACCAAGGAACATCAATGGCTATTGCAAGAACAACTGAACTACAAGCAGTCAACACCATGCTGTCGGCTGTTGGTGAGCCTCCAATCAACAACTTGGAAGGGCAGAAGAATGCTGATGCTGCCATCGCCAAGAACATTCTAGATGAAGTAAGCAGTGAGGTGCAGACCCATGGCTGGCACTTCAACACTCAGCTTAAGGTTGAGCTAAGCCCTAACTCTAGCAGCGAGATCACCCTGGATGACAACGTCGTCCGTGTGGACACGGCAGTCACTACAAACGGGCTGATTGATGATCGCGACATTGTTCAGCGAGGGGGCAAGCTATTTGACCGAACTAACAATACCTCTACGTTCACTAAGTCTGTCAAGGCTACGGTGATCTACCTCTTGAATTGGGACGACATCCCAGAACCTGCGCGGCGCTACATCACGGTGCGTGCCGCTCGGATCTTCCAAGATCGCATGGTTGGCTCTCAAGCACACCACGCCTTCTCGCAGCAGGATGAAATCCGCGCCCGTGCCCTTCTCCGTGAGTTTGAGATGGATACCGGCGATTATTCTATTTTCGATAACTACGACACCTTTAACATCGTAGCTAGGCCCCTCGTCAACCGTTCGGACATCATCTAATGCCCCTGATCTCTACGAGCTTTCCCAACCTTAATGGTGGTGTTTCTCAGCAGCCTGCTTCTCAACGGCTCGAAACCCAGTGCGAAGCTCAAGAGAACGCCCTGCCCCTGGTCATCGGGGGTCTGGTCAAGAGGCCCCCCACTCAGAACGTAGGTCAGCTAAAACAAGCCGGTGGTGCGTCTCTCGATCTAGAAAACTCCTTCATCCATTTTCTTCAAAGAGATGAGAATGAAAAGTATGTCCTGTCGGTAAAGACTGACGGATCGTTGCGCGTCCACGACATTGCTGATGGCGTTAGCAAGACAGTTACAGTAGACGACGCTAGCTCTACTACTTACCTTGCAGACTCGGCTCCTCAAGACACCCTAAGAGCCATGACTGTGGGTGACATTACTTGGTTGCTAAATACGTCTAAGACCGTTGCGATGACTGCGGCGGAGTCTGGAGCTAATCCGCATGCTTTTTCGGCTTTGCTGTGGATCAGGAACAGCGGACCTGGGTTTCGGCTCAAGGTTACGATCGGGTCTAGCACGGCTCAGGTAGAACACACTTTTGACCCGTCCCCTGATAACACTAATGATTTCCCAGACCCTACTGGTCCTAGGACTCAAGACGTTGCTGCGGGGTTAGCTACAGGACTTCTATCAACGAGCGTAAAAGACACGTTATACGCTGGAGTGGCTGGCGGCTTGAACGGGATTAGCGGCATCACCGCAATCCAGTCCGGCAGCGTTCTCTACATTCACAGCAACAACGATTTTCAGATTACGGTAGAAGACTCTCTGGGGGACAACGCTCACAATCTTATCAAAGGTGAAGCTCAAGAGTTTAGCGATCTTCCCGGTAATGCATACAACGGTCAAGTTATTAAAGTAGCTGGATCACCTGAGTCCGAAGTAGATGATTACTTTGTTAAGTTTGAAGCAAACAGACCATCTACGGTAGGCATGGGGAGCGGCATTTGGGTAGAGACAGCCGAGCCAGGAATCAGGACTACGATTGATCCAGACACTATGCCTCAGGTCCTGGTCCGACTGGCTAACGGCAACTTCCTACTCAAGAAAGCTGATGGAACCGAACCGTCGCCAAGCTCCGGGGGCGATAACGGTCTTCCTGACCTCTGGCCGACACTTAAGTTTACTGAACGGACTACTGGTTCCAACCTAACTAACCCGCTGCCGTCGTTTGTCGATTCAAAGATTAACGACATGGCCTACTTCAAAGGTCGGCTGTGCTTCATTAGCGGCGAGGACGTTGCCCTGAGCGAGGCGGGTGAGTTCTTCAACTTCTTCCGCACTACAGTCATTCAGCTACTGGACTCTGCTCCGATTGATGTAGGTGTAGGTGGAACAGACGTAAACAGGCTCAACAGGGCCGTGCCCTTCAGCGACCGACTCGTCGTGTTCTCTGAGCGAGCGCAGTTTATCGTGCAGGGAGTTCCGATTCTAAGCCCGACAACGGCCACAGTTACTAGAGCTACTACGTTTAACTCGTCTGAAACTTGTGCTCCTGCTCTGGCGGGCAACACCCTGTTCTTCCCGTTTAGTCGAGGAACATTCAGCGGCGTTCGGGAGTTCTACAAGACTAACGAGACAGACATTAACTTCGATGCTACCGAGTCTACGATTCAGGTTCCGAAGTATATCGAAGGACAGATCAAGTCGATGACGGTCTCTAGCCATGACGACATCATGGTTATCCGCGCAGCATCTGGGTCAACGTTGTATGCATACAAGTTCTTTAGAACTCCTCAGGGTCGGGTCCAATCAGCTTGGTTCAGTCTAGTCTTTCCTGAAGCAAACATCCTTGAAATCGAGTTCTTGCAGCAGTCTCTCTACATGGTAATCAAGCGAGGCTCGGAGACCTATCTAGAGAAGATGGACTTGCAGACAGGCAAAGTGGACACAGGGTCTACATACGTCACGTCTCTAGACCGGCGCGTTCAGAAGACCCCAGGGTCCCCTGGGACTACAATTACTCTGGATTCAGACTACCTACTGAGCACAGATGAACAAGCTATCGTCCAAGTCGTCTCAACTGACGGCGAGGTGATGACAATCGACTCAACTAGCTCTTCGTCAATCACTCTAAAAGAAGCTTTCACAGCCAGCGAGTCATTCTTCATCGGCCTGCCCTACACGATGCGGTATGAGATTACTAAGCCTACTCTTAAACGTTCTCGTCCTGAAGCGGGCATTGTAGAAACAGTAGCTACCGGAAGGCATCAAATTCGCTACATGACGGTCGTGTATGATGATACTGCCTTCTTCAAAGTAAAGATCACTCCTGAAGTAGCGGACGCCGATGGAACATCCGTCGAGTATCCGTTCAGCGGGCGCTTCCTGTCTACTGGCGGCTTCCTGGGTCAACTGCCCAAGGCTGACGGTAAGTTCCGCTTCCCTGTATTTGCCGAGTCTGATGCAGTAAAGATTGAGATTGAGAACGACTCACCGTTCCCTAGCAACATTCAATCGCTTCAGTTTGAGGCTCAATATACTGACAGGAGTCAACGTCAGTAATGTGGATCAAAGAATCTAAAAAAGATGACATTGACTACATCGCTTCTAACATGCGTAAAGCTGACCGAGATGAGGTGTGGGCTTCAGATCGATGCACTCCACTTGAGGCTCTTACAATCAGCTACGGAATGTCTAATCCTTGCTTTACAGGAATGGACGGCCAAACTCCTGTAGCAATGTTTGGTGTAGTTCCGCTTTTAGAAAACATAGGAAGCATATGGCTTCTTGGAACAGATGTGATATCTGATTCTAAACCTATTTCTTTTTTAAGATGGTCTAAAAAGTTTTTTCCTACTCTTACAAAGTCTTACGACATGGTCTGTAATCGTGTTGACGGAAGAAACAAGGTCCATATTAAATGGATTAAATGGCTGGGTTTTACTTTTATTAACGAAGTAAATCACGGTCCTGATCAACTGCCTTTTTATGAATTTGCGAGGTTAATTAAATGTGTGGACCAGTAGCTGCTGCAACCGCTGTATTAGGAGGACTTCAAGCACATACTTCATACAGGTCGGCTAAAACACAAGCAAGGTCCTCCGCTGCGTATAAAGAACAACTTGCTATTAGCAATGCTAAAAGATACAACGATCTTGTTGATTATCAAGAAAAACTAGCAGAGCACGCAGAAAGCATCTACAACCAAACGGCTGTTGGAATGTCTAGAGATTTAAATACCCAATACTCTACTATGATTGAAAGGGCCAATCAATTTAGAGATCAGGCTATCGATAGAGTTGCAAGAATTAACGATGCTTCAAACAGAGACCAGGCCAGTGTCAGAGCCTTGTCATCTTATAGAGAAACTGCGGGCAATACTGTTAGGCTTCTAAGGCAGCAATACGCTAGAGCCGAAGCGCAGCAGACAAGCACTATTTTTAAGAATTTAGAATCTGAGCTACGTCAAGGACAAAGGCAGTTGAACGCTTACTATGCCCAAGCTCAAACAAGACTAAACCGAGCTTTGCCAGGTCCTATGGCTCCAATTGACCCTGTAAGTCCGCTGGCCCCGACTGCCATGCCCAGTTCATTCCCTTATCTTCTTCAAGGAACTTCTACTGCTCTTAGTGGATACGCTACTCAAAGAACTCTAGATTCCATGACTCCCCCTTCTACTGACTGAGGTTTGGTATAATGGCTACAAGACGAAGGACTGCTGTCCCGCAGGTTCCAGAATCTCCGGTTACTCAAGTAGTTGCTACTCCTGTCTCTACTTTTATTCAGCCGTCGCGGGCAGGGGAGCCTGCTGCACCCGTTGCTCCTGTGCAGCCTACTCCTGTTGCTGAAAATCTAACGCAAGACTTAGATAATCTGACAAAGTCTTTCGGAGCCTTGTCGAGTTCTTTGACCGATATAGCAATTTCTCAGAAAAAAGAAGAGCAAGCAGTTTTCAGGCAAGAACAGTTTAGGCTGTCAGAAATTCGACGTAAAAGAGAAGAAGCAAATTATTTAAGAGCCGAGGCTAGGCGCGCAGAACTTGAGGACAAAGAAAAGGCCGCTGAATTAAAGAGAAAAGCCAGGGAAGCTGAGGCTCAAGCCAAAGAACTAGAAACTACACTGTCCAATGTTGTCACTGGCGCTACAAGTATAGCTAAAACTACTGCGGCAATTAACAACGCTGCTGCCGCTTATCCTGACTTAGCCCCATTAGTTTCTGGAGATGGTACAGATCATTCTAAGCAAGCAATTTCTAGGTTAAACGCTTCCCTAACTGCTGGTGCTCTTTACGATCAAGCTTTAGAAAACCTTTCTGAAGATTTAGAGAATAACCCTTCTTTATTTGATATTGAAAAATTTAGAGAGCGATACGAAACTGAGACTGCCACGCTTCTACAAAATACTCAATCACTGCCAGATCCAGGAGTGGGATATGCAACAGCAGAATCAAAACGGATTAAAGATTGGGTTAGATTAAAGAAAGAGTGGTCTAAGTTAACTCGCAAAAAAGCAACTGAAAGCCAGTCGCTACACGTAGGCAGCGAGGTTGTCGAGATGTTAGAGGGCGGATATATCGAAGCTATTGAAGATATTCCGTTTATTACTCTCAGTCAAGAAGGGACTATTCAGGACGTAAGGCCGCGTACTGATGAAGAAGCAGATAATCAAGTAAAAGAAACAGCAACCAGTGTTGCTCAAAGTATTTCCAACTTTCTAGACCAGGAATTTGGAACAGGGGTTCTTCCTGGAGAGGAACTAAATTTTATTATTGGAAAATCTTTAGTAGACTTTGCAAAAAGAAATTCTCAGGACAACCCCGAAAAAGCTCAGTTTACTCTAGACGTTCTCAGTCAAATAACTACAGGGCCTAATGAATCTAAGTCTAGTCTTCAAGAGACATCATCAGTCAAAACTTATTATCAATTAAATAAAGAATCTATTGAAGGCAACATCAAGGATAGCCTGGAAAAAAGGGCAGAAGAAGCCCAGAAAGCTGAGGAGGAAGAGGCTGAAAGAGCACAAAACGAGCATAGAATTGAAGATTTCAACAATAGAATTAACTATGCTAACGGGGCTATTGTAGAAGCACTTGCTAAAACTATAACAAAAGGATCTTCGCCGGAAATCAATGTAGGAGAACTAGCTTCAGTAATTGAAAATACGAGCACTCTTCCCGTAATTGTTGAGGGTGAAGAAATTACTCTTCCTGCTGCTAATCCTGACGGGTCTGTTGATTTAGGAGGAAAACCATATACCTTTAATATTAGATCACTCTACAACAAAGCTATATCGGCTGTTGTTCTAAAGCAGAGTGAGGTAGAAAAGGACTTCATTAATCTGGCTATCTCTAACCCTCAACATCCAGGCCATCCAACTTATGCATTCCTGGGTGAGATTGAAAACGAAAGAGATAGAAAAGATATGATCGCGGTCGTCGCAAGAGCTAGGACCTTAGGCCAAAATCCTAATCTTAGATCTGAAGACGCGCCCTTGACTGATTGGTTTAACAACGTCATTTCAATGCAGTCAACTGATGCCAGCCCTAAGCAGATTGCCAATCTAAGGACTTCTCTTTTGGTGGTTGAAGAGCTTAAAACGGCCAACACAAACGACGTAATTGTTCAGAAAATTCTAGGCAAGAATAACAGTCTATTCCAAGCCTTGCATTCTATGTATTACGGAGACGATCCTTTAGGTCAGCTAGCCAGCCAGATCCCAGATATTCAACAGCGCATGGCTCAAGGAGCTTTAAGCACAGAGAGTGTTGTTCAATCTTTCCGAGCAACCGCTAGCGACGTACAGAGTGAAATCAATTCTCTGTCTTCATCCTTTGAAGCTTTTATTGATCCTGAGAGAGCTAAACGTCTTGTTTATGACAGGGTGCAATCTTTGATGGTAGTAAGACCAACAGCAGACATTGAAACGGCTGTTAATAAAACATTATCCAAACTCAAAGAATCTGCGGTTAATGTTGGGTCAGGAAAACTAACTTTTAAAGAAGACGTAGATCCCAGGACTATTTCGGGCGAGGATCCTGAAATGCAAATACCGCAAACCCGAATCGTGCTTTCAAGAATTGGAAGTGCTTTCAGGAATAGCAAACCTTATAAAGGTCCCAAGGGAGGTTTTGGTGCAGGTTCTGATCCTAATGTTCTAAAACGAATTAGTAAAGAAAATACTCTGAAAGTGGGTCTTTACGGGAATGCACCTGAGAAAAGCGCAGATGAGTTAGGTTTTCGGACATCTATGACGCTTTCTCAAATGCTTACTAGAGCAAATAAATTTGTACAGACTAGGTCGGGTTATTATGCTGACGCTGGCTTTACCTATATGTATCAGTCAGAACCGATCCAGAAAAGGCTTGATATGTGGTATAAGCAACAGCCGAGAAATGTTGCTGCCGCTGACAGTCTGTACAATAAAATTATTAGGGCAGTAAAGCTTGAGTCAGCTAATGGAGATTTCTTTTTTGCTCCAAAGCCAGGATCTAAAGGCAAAGCCTACTACTTATTTGTTAAAGACACGCTGGGGTCTGGGTATACTCCTCAATTAAGGTCACCGTTTGACGCTTCTGATTCTTCTGCTCTTGAGTTTTCTAAAAGAGAAATGATGATTCTTGCTACCCCCTACCCAGGCGAAGCGGAAAAAGCAATCCTATTCCCGAGGCCTTTTACGGGCCGAGAGATTGCACCGGTAGACTCTCCGGCCCGTTTAGCCGAGCCCATGGCACCCCGTCCTGTAAAGACTAACGAACCTGACTCTGAAGATAACTAATTATGACTAGTTTAGATTTTTCAGGATACGATCCAAAAACAGTCTATGAAGATTCTCGGAGTGCCAGGGCTCGTATTCTATACGACGCCTACAAGACAACTTTAAACAACCCTTACTCAGCCCCGGATACTCCTCAGGCAAGAACCCAGCGTCAGCTTAGGAACTACTACGATCAAGTCCCTCTTGCTGATGTAGGGTTTCTAAGTAAATTTTATAATGCAATAGCAGAAGAAACAGGAACGGGTCAGGCTCTTTCTAATTTGTTTGACCCTTCTTTTGCTAAAACTGATTATGTATTTCAACAAGAAGACTTTGACTACTTTGCCTCAGATCTTCCAAAAGAAGTAGTAGAAAGGATTGCTAGTAAATCTCAATCTCTTGAGCAGTTCCTGTTTGAGACCGACGAAGCTCGCACCACTATTCGGAGGAGGAAGGAGATCTTTAACGATAGCCCCATAGCTGGCGGGGCTGCTGTACTGATTGCGGCTGGAGGAGAGGCTGCTATCTATACCGGACTGGTCACGGCTCTAACTGGAGGAATAGGAACTGGAGGGGCTGTAGCCTCCTCTGCAATTCGCTACCGACGAATAAAGGGAGTGCTTTCAGGCTTGTCTCTTGTAGCAGCCGTGGACACCCCTATTGAACTAGTCAGATATCAATATGATAACACAATGACTGTTCAAGACTTGCTCATTTCTCTAGGAACTGCGGCAGGATTTGGAGGGGCTATTGGAGGAGCTTTTCCTCAAGTATTCCAGAATCTAAAGAGGGCTTCTGAAACCACCGCAGTAAGGCAGGCTGTGCAAGCAGCAGGGAGCAACAAAGAAGCTCAGAAAATTCTCGATGCTTTGAATCCAAAGGTGTCGATTGAAAAGCTGACTGACGACGACATCGTAGAAGAAGTTTTGCGAATGTCGCCCAGAGAGTTGGCGGCAGAAGCACGAAGGCTTGGCATTGATCTAGAGGCAGATCCTGTTCTTAATCAGGTAGGACCCCCTGCTCCTAGGGATTTTCCTCAGCTTCAGGGTCCTAACTTAGGGGTCGTCCGAGTTAGTGACCCTGATTTTGTAGGACCAAGAAATCTTGAGGGACCTAACTTAAATGCCGTTCGAGTCGATGATCCTGATTTCGTAGGACCAAGGAGGCAGATTCCTGATGATCCTGATGATCTTATTGATCCCGATGATCTTACGGAGATTCCTTTTGCTCCTCGTCAAGATGTAGACCCTGACTTTGTAGGTCCTCTTGATCTAATTAGTCCTACTAAAAGATCCACTGCGCGTCCAGGAGATCCTGAATTTGTGGGTCCGTCCCAGTTTGTGGGACCTCCGATTAAATCACAATCTTTGTTTGAAGAAGCTGTTCTCAGTTCAAACAAAGCTAGTGTTGCTTTTCTTAGAAAGAAGTTTAATCTAACTAGGACTCAAGCAGAAAAAGTTCTTGATAAGATGGAAAAAGCGGGCTTAGTGACCGCCAAGAACAAGAAGAGCGGCAGGAGAAAGGTTCTTCCAAAGAAGACCAGTGAAGCAAAGGATTCTGTCGCATCTAATCGAGATCAGATTATTGATCAAGCCCTAGGCAAAGAGGTAGACAGTGATGTTCAAAATCTTAGAAACTCTCTAGAAAAAGCTGTCGAGGACGGAGAAAGACTAAAACTAGAAAATGAAGAAGTTCTAAACTCTTTATTCTTAATTAGTGAAAAGAAGTTTTTTGCAACAGAAACAAACGAAGAATTTAGACTTTGGCAGCGCAGCCGCGATGGCCGTATGCTTGAAGATAAAATTCAAAAACTCGAAGAAGCAATTGAAGAAATTGATTTTAATCTAAAGTTTGCCGGGGAAGAGCTAAAGAGATTTAATAGAGATCCTAAGAAATACTTACGGCGGCTCGCCGAAGAAGATAAGCAACTTGCAGAGATTAGAGAGCGGGCTCTTGAAATAAAGAGGGAGAGGCAGCAAAAGCAAAGAAATCTGCCTAGAAAGGACAGGGCTGGCGGGAAGGCTCCTCAGGTTGGCGATTCTGATTTTGTAGGACCTGTAGATATTGAACTCGAAAAAAGCATCAAAGCTGCCAGGGAGCAACGAGACAAGAGTATTCAAGCTAAAATTCTAGCTGACGAAAAAGAGCTTCAAAAAATTAGGAAAGCTCAGCGGGAAAGAGGAGGAGCCTCCGAGGGGGAGATGAAAGCTTTTGAGTCAGAATACAACAAATTAGAGGCAAAGCTAGTAAAGCCATTTGCTGTCGGTAGCAAGCAAAGAAACAACGGTCAAATTATTCTAAATCTATGGGCTATTCGCAATAACCCCCGAGGCAAGAGAGCCGCTTTCCGAGCTGTTGCTCCTGGAGATCCTGACTTTATTGGGCCTGCTGACTTTATCGGTCCTGTAAAGATGTCTCTTAGTAAAGTTTCTTCTGGAATTGACCCAGCAATCGCTGGGCTTGCTAATATTAGTAAGAAAATTGACAAAGAAGTTCTAGACAAAATAAAGTCTAGAGGAGCCCAGAGAAAGGAAAAACTAGCTCAACTTAAAAAGCGTAGAGAATATCTTAACTCAGAATCAGTAAAAAGAAAAAGACGACTTAGGTATCTTTTAGATAAAAATAGAGAAAGGCTGCGGAAAGCCCAGGAAAGGTCTCTTCAGAAAGAAACAGCCGAAAAACAAGAGCGGCAAATTAGGGACCGACTTCTTAAAAAAGTTATTGACAAGAAAAAGAGTCTTCTTGAAGAATACAGAAAAAGAACAGCCGCCGTATCAGTATCCAAGGCTGACAAGGCTGTTCCAGATGACTCTCAAACAGACACTTTCCCAAACTCCAACATCAAGAAGTCTGAGGTTACAAACCCAGATGAAATCGATTCGTTGAATCAAAGGCCTCTTTCGGAAGAGCCTGAGTCTGCAATTGTTTCCGATACAGGAGAAAGGCTTTCTGAAGGTCCTTTCCTTTCTGTTAATGCAGAAGAACTAGCTGAAGACGCCGGTCCTAGAACAATCTTTGGACACGGAGAGGGGGGAAGAGAAACAGCGGCTCGTCTGATTGATGAGACAGGAGCGCCTCCCGTCACAATCAGGGGAGATGAAATGCTTCCAATTAAAATGTTAAAGAAGATTGGAGTAGGATTCTACAAGGTATTTACTCCTACCTTCTTTAGGATGCAACGAAGCAAAAGTCCTTTTGTAAGAAAGATAGGAAAAGGTTTAATGACGAGTCCCCGTGGGGGAGGACCCGCCAGCGCCCGTTCAGTCGCAGACGCTAACTTTGAAATCATCCAAACTGCTCTAGCAAAAAAGATGGATGAAGCAGCGGAAATAGCTGCTAAGGAAGGTAAGAATCTCGATGAACAACTTGTAGTCCACGTTGTTCGAGGCGGTTCTGGAGGAGGCGCTGCTGAGAAATACGCGGCAGAAGCGGTTAGAAAGTATTATAAGCAGCTTTTTGATCACGCTAAAAAAGCAGGCGTATTTGTTGACGGCGTTGCTAGTATTGCTAACTACTTTCCTAGAAGGTGGTCTAGCAATAAATTTCATATTGCAATCGAAAAACTTGGGCAGGGAAACAGGGAAGAAGGCAAAAAGAAACTTGTTGAGTTCTTTACTGAATCAGCCCTAAGCCATAGCAAGTCTAAAAAGTTTAAGCTGACAAGAAGCGACGCCAAGAAGACAGCCGAACGAATCGTCAGTTATGGATCAAACCCTCAGTCTCACAGAGACTGGAACAGCACTATTGAGAGTATCAATAGGCTTAAGAAGACTCTTGCCAAAGAAATGGAAGAGTCGCGGGCTGCGGGTGGGGTAGCCGCAAAGACAGACTATGGCGTGGATGATATTCTAGAACTCATCATTCCCCATGTTGATCACAAGTCTCACATTAGTCACGGCAAACACCGCTTAGGCTTGGACGAGACTTTCGCTATGGATTTTGACGGCATTGGAACTGTTAGGTTTGCTGATCTAACAGACAACAGCCTGACAAATATTAATCGTCAGTATGCTCGTCAAATTATTGGAGGAGCAGAAGCTAGAAACATGCTCGCTGCTATTACTGACGATGTCAGTGAGATTGATGGCCTGTCTGCCTTAAAAAGCCGCGTTTATGAAGATTCTCTACAGGCTGGAGACAGTGTCAAGGATGCAGAGTTCTTTGCAGGTCAGGTAGAGCTTCACTTTAAAATGCTGACAGGCCAAAAGCTGTATCGGAATGAAGTCGTAAAGGCCGGAACGTTCCTAAACATGCTTTCAATGGGAACAATGGGAATGACTCTGGGACTGGCCCAGATTCCAGAGATTGCCAATATTTTTCTTAGGACAAGTTTTAGCGCCGCCCTTAATCAGCTTTCTCCTAGAGAAGCTCTAGATATCTTTACGATGGGTCTGAAGGGCAAAACTACGAAAGCAAATAAGTTTGCCTCTTCTATCGAAACCCTTACTGGTATTGGGGGAGATCTAAATAGAGGCGATCACTTCATGCGCCGCATGGATGATCTGGCTATCGATGATGACTTCCTTCAAACAATGTTAGGAAGAGCCTTAGACAATGGCCGTCTTTTTGCTTCTTTGAATCCTCTAGGCATTATGCCTATGGACACCTTCTTGAGAAGGTGGGCAGCTAGGGCTTCGTTCCAGCACTTTGTTGATACAGCCTATAAGTCAGGACCTAAGGGTAAAATAACTCTAAATAAAAGCTGGTGGAACAACTCTAAAGTTAGATTTGGAGAGCTGGGCATGAACGAAGAAGACATCAACCGGCTAACTAAAATTCTTAGAAATACCGATAATGTCCAAACCAGCCAAGGACTGTTTGGTCCTTACAAGGTCAATAATTTTGACTTCTCTAAAGTAGAAGACAAATATATTATTGATAAGTTTATCCTAGCCCTGCGTCGCCATACTGACAGTATGATTCAAAGGCAAACGGCTGGAGAACTCCCTGCATGGATGAATGAAGGTCTGTTTAAGATCTTTACTCAATTCCGAGTATTTACAGTTGCTGCAAAGAGTAAGCAGCTAGCAGCGGGCATAGCCAGAGGAGATGCGAAGGAGGCTGTAAATGTAGTAGGAAGCGCCGCACTGGCAATGCTTGGATATGTCACAATTACTTATTACAGGTCTTTAGGTCAAGAAGATCCTATGGCTTACTGGACAGAAAAAACCCAAGAAGAAAGGCTGCTAAAGTCCGCTATTCTTCGATCGGGTTATTCTACTATTATTCCAATGCTGACCGACATTCTCGCTTTCCATGCTGATGGTGAAGGTGTGTTTGATGCATCAATGAGAACTACGGGTCTTGGAATTGATCCTCTTAGCGGGTCAACCGCACATAAGAATGTTTACACAGCCTTTGGCAGTCTTTCTGCAATGGCGAAGTCGTTAAGGGCTGATTACGATTTTAGGCAACAAGATGCACGAGATGTTGCGTCGTTAATTTGGCTAACTAAAATTCCTCTAGTAAATCAAGTAATTGAAAAAATGATTTCCCGAAACTTACCCGAATCTAACCGATAACTATGCCCTCACCTTACTCATACGTTGACTTCGGGACTGCCGGAGATCTCAACGCTACTCAGATTTCAGGCACGTTTGCCCCTACTGGATTACAGTTTGTAACTGTCAGCGACATCTACGTGACTGTGACCGGATTGGGCGGTGCAATTACCAATCTTACTTCTTCTCAATTTACGGTCACTACGTCTCCATCTCTTGAGGTTGTCATTAAGACAGCAGCAGAAGGCGGGGTAGATCTGACAGCAACCGACGAAGTCCGCATTGGTCGATCAACTAGCATTGACGAAGCAGCCCGCGTCTTCTCAGACGGCTCCGTGCTCAAGGCTAGCGACCTCAATACGCAGACCAACCAACTGCTGTATAGCGTCCAGGAGTCTATTGATACTGGTGGAGGTGCGCTGCCGATTGAGACCGACAACACCTACAACGCAGGCAATCGTCGGATCAAAAACCTGGGAACAGCAATTAACGACTTTGACGCAGTAACTTTAGGTCACGTTACTAGTCTTAAATTGTTTGACGGAGCAGAACTGCCGCAGGCATGGTCGCTGACAATTGGTGACTTTCAAACTGTAAGCAATGACTTGGTGTTTGACCTAGTCAACCCAACGCCTGCTACTGCGGTAGACGAGATGTTCTTGATTGAGATTCAAGGCGTAATGCAAATACCGGGCACTGACTACACGGTCACTGAGTCCGCAGGAGAGTTTGAACTTAGACTAATTGGAACAGCCGCTCTTAATCTGGATCCATCCACAAAGGTAACTGTCAGGAACTTTGGGGCAAGCCGCAATATTCTTAGCACCCCATTCAGGGCTGGTGAGGCAACAAACGCAACTAGTCACGCCGTAAGTATTGATATTCTAAACAGCCAGCAAGGCGATGTAATCAATGCACAGGATCCCTCTGCAACTGAGTTGTTCCGTGTTGATCCTACAGGTCAAGTTATTGTCGGCCCTGGTGACACAGAAGCTGTGGGACGCAGTTCAATGTCTACTACTAAGATTCAAGTAGGAGCCATTGATACAGTTGGAAACGGAAACCCTGACAAGCATGGAGTAAAGCTCTATACTTCAAGCAATAACGGGATCATTGAGGTCCAGGGCCAAGCACCTGCATCTAGCGATGTAGCTGTTCGCGTCTACGACTGGGCCTCTGACGGGTCTCTTTTGACTGCCTTTAAGGTTACTTACGGCGGAGCCCTGGAGATTTCAGGAGACGCTACAGTTGTTGGCTTTACTGCTAGCGGAAATGCTACGATTCAAGGCACGACAGCCTTGCAGGATAACGTAACCGTTACTGACGGCAAGACGATCGGATTTACAGGAAGCGATCACCTAGAGATTAGCTCTGATAAGCTTACGCAAACTGGCAGCATTGAACTTATACCAGGTACTAATGAGCTTGTTTCGGATGACGGTGATGTCGGCATCAGGACTACGACTAAGCCTGGAGCCATTGCGATTGATAACTTAGGTCGCGTAACTATTGGTCATGGCGGCACGGGTCAGAACGGCAATGGTGGGCCTGGATCGATTCGGTTTAATGGCGATGGAAATTCACCTCAACTCGGTCCTGGCCTAAGATGGCAAAGTGATGGCGTTGTTCTAAGAGGTTTTAAAATTCCGTCTGGACAGGGCGGAAGTGCTGGAAGCGACGAAGATCCGGCTCCTTTGCTTCTTCCAGAATTTAATAACATTGCTATAGACAGCCCGGATGTAGGAAACGCTTACGCAGTCTGTAAAAAGCAAGTTATCGACTACGTTAATACTAATGCTTTTATCGGCCATCTTTTGCTACACCCATTTGACACATCTGTTCCAAATAACAGCAGAGTTTTAGTCCAAATCCAAGGTACTGACCATTTTGTTAGGCCAAACTCAGGTTTTACTGTTAACGAAACTGAAGATTATATCAGCATTACAAAAGGTATTTGGTTAGTAGATTACTCTTGTCGAGTCAGGAATACTAGCGATGACGATCGGGCCGGAGCTGCTGTGCAGGCTCAACACATTATTAATTCAAGCCCTCCTAGTGGAGCCACTGATGGCAGCGGTAATGGAACAGATACTTGGAATACGATTCCAGATGCAACAGATGGTATTACGATATCGGCAGTTAATGACGCTTCAGTTGCTACTGGAATGCTACGAATTGTATTTACAGTAGGAGGAAGGGAAGCCACAGATACTGCTCAAAATAACCAACACACCGAAGGTGGTATTAACAACTCTAATTATAAATTTAGAATCGTTTTATCAGAAACATTTAGCGCGGACGACAGAAGCTACTTTGTTAATAATCAAATTCTTAGACTTACACGGGTTGAATAATGACTACTAGGGTAACTACAGAACTTTTAAAAGAAGTTGCTACCTCATCTACTAATGATGGGACTTCACTAAATTCTGCTGACTCTGGAAAGGTAGTTCAGCTAAACGCTCAGGGAGCTATTCCTTCAGTATACTTTAATCCAATCATTGATCAGTGGCGCCTTACGTCAAACTTAACGGGCGATGCGGCTCCTATTTCTTCTAACTTGAATCGCTCTGCTAAGCTAGGCGGCGACACGATGTCTCAGTCTAGCGGCGTCTTCACGTTTCCTAAGACTGGCATTTACAAGGTAGAGGCAGTGTTTCAGGCTGCTGCAACAGCAGGAACTGGCAACTGCACCGTTTCAATCGACGTTTCCACAAACGCCGATCTTGAGACGCCTACGTTTGCAGCGGCTGCTCAAGGACTGGAAAGCGGACTGCCTACGGTAGACTTCGGAAACATTTTTCTTTCTGCATTAGTAGACGTAACCTCTACCTCGTCTGTAAAGGTTCGTTTTTCCGTAGCCCAGAGCAACGACGGAAATGCTCTTATGGGTAGTTCTAGTGCTAACCAGACTCACTTTACTTTTACACGCATTGGTGACACGTAATGGACTCTGAGTTAATGCTGGCCTTAGGAAGGCTAGAAGGTAAAGTAGATGCTTTGATACAAGGACAAGCTGCTCAAGGAGAAAAACTAAATGCTCACGACAAACGAATTAGGCAACTAGAGCAGTCGAAGTCTTGGCTTCTTGGTATCGCCGCTGCTGCTGGTAGTGGAGCTTCTATCGTATGTAAGTTTCTTTTTAACTAATGTTTTATGGACGACAAAACACTAAGCGATCTCCACTCGGCTGTAGCCGAAGAACTTCTCCGCCGCGTGATGGCGGGAGATGCGACTTCGGCAGATTTGAACGTCGCCCGAGGGTTCCTCAAGGACAATGGTATCGACGCTGGTCTTGACCAAAGCGAGCCTTTGGCAGATCTTGCTAAGACTCTTCCCTTTAACGTAGACATGAAAAAGGTTGCTGATGGCTAAGTCCCGCAAGAAGCTTTCGATCCGCAAGAAGGATCCCCGACTCGCTAGGGCTGGCGTGTCTGGTTACAACAAGCCCAAGCGAACCCCTAACCACCCCAAGAAGTCCCACATCGTCGTTGCCAAGGAAGGCAGCAAGGTCAAGACGATCCGCTTCGGCGAGCAAGGGGCCAAGACTGCGGGCAAGCCGAAAAAGGGTGAAGGCGATAAGATGCGTAAGAAGCGGGCCAGCTTCAAGGCACGGCACCGTCGCAACATCGCTAAGGGTAAGATGTCTGCGGCATACTGGGCTAATCGCGTGAAATGGTAGACGAACAACTGAGGGACTTCAGGAACTTCCTGTATCTGGTCTGGAGCCACCTCAACCTCCCAGACCCTACTCCCATCCAATACGACATCGCTGAATACATCCAGCACGGCCCAAAGCGTAGGGTGGTGCAGGCATTTCGTGGTGTCGGGAAGTCTTGGATTACCTCAGCGTTCGTAGTTCACCAACTGCTGCTAGACCCGACAAAGAACATCCTAGTGGTGTCTGCGTCGAAGCAGCGGGCAGACGACTTCAGCACCTTTACCCTCCGTCTAGTCACAGATATGCCTTTACTGAGGCACTTGATTCCTACGGAGAACCAGCGCAACAGTAAGGTTGCCTTTGATGTTGGTCCTGCCCCGGCCTCCCACGCTCCCTCTGTGGTGTCCAAGGGCATTACGTCGCAGATCACGGGTGCCCGTGCAGACCTGATCATCGCAGATGACGTGGAGTCCATGAACAACTCCCAGACCCAGACGATGCGCGACAAGCTGTCTGAGGCGATCAAGGAGTTCGACGCGGTGCTCAAGCCGGACGGATCCATCCTGTTCTTGGGGACGCCCCAGACAGAAGGGTCCATCTACGCGGCTCTCCCAGAGCGTGGGTTTAAGACACGGATCTGGCCTGCCCGGTATCCTAAGAAGACTCAGTTGCCTCGATATGGAGATCAACTAGCTCCGAAGATCGCTAGGGAAGTCCTGGATGACGAAGAGCTAGTAGCCCAGCCTACAGACCCCAAAAGGTTTGACGCAGAGGATCTGCTGGAGCGTGAGGCGTCTTACGGTCGAACAGGGTTCTCCCTCCAGTTCATGCTGGACCCGAGCCTGAATGATATCGACCGATACCCGCTCAAGCTGGCTGACTTGGTCATCATGTCCCTGAATCCCCGTGAAGGCCCCCAGAAGCCCGTGTGGGCCTCTTCGGCTGAGAACATGATCCAGGACCTGCCCAACGTCGGAATGCCCGGAGATCGCTTCTACGGCCCTGTGACGCTGGGTGACGGATCCTGGGCTCCCTACACGGGCTCAGTGATGGCGATTGACCCGTCTGGACGGGGTGCTGACGAGACCTCCTATGCGGTCGTCAAGATGCTCAACGGGTTCTTGTTCGTCACAGATGCGGGAGGTTTCCCTGGAGGTTACTCTGAGGATACGCTCAAGCGTCTAGCGATGGTCGCTAAGAACCAAGAAGTCAACCTGATCAGGATTGAGTCTAACTTCGGAGACGGGATGTTTACCCAACTCTTGAAACCTGTC